CATAAAGTGATGTTAATTCTCTTTCACTTATCGATGCATCAGCCATATCTAAACTTTTTAATTATTTAGATATCACCCTCCTTTCTATTCTCTGACTTACTAACATCAAACTCACCGCCAGGATATCTCTTCTTTAATTTATCTACATTCATCTCAATGATTTCATCAAAGGAAGTATCAAGTGCCATACATGCTTGAGCAATATACCAGCAGATGTCTCCTAACTCTCTCTTCATATGGAAGACATTATCTTCATTATATGGTTTACCCTGTAAGATAATCTTCTTTACTACCTCAGTAAACTCACCTGACTCAGCAGTTAAACCAAGAGCAGCAGTTAGTAACTGAGAAACATTACAATCATCTTCCATCTCCAAATTAGTCACTCTTTGCATAAGTGCTGCAAAGTGAAGACTCTCATCACTTGTTACACCCTGCACAAACTCAAGGTACTTTTCTGTATCAACTGTCATGGTGACTACGCAATTTACGAACTATAGTATTCCAGAATTCTTGCTCCTCTTCATTACAAGCTACGGTATCAGCATGAATTAATCTGACCAATGCAGTTAACTCTTCTGTATTGAATTTAGAATTTGAATCCATCGAAAGATTTCTTTGCTTTTTCTTCTTTATTATTATAATCCTCTCCTCCTCCATTGTCAACCACATCCTCCTGTGCTGTTTGCTCACAGTCATATAACCTCATCTTTGCTCTATCAATACCAACTACAAATCTTTTTCTAATAGTAGGATCATTATATCTATTCTTCAATTGCTTTACTAATATCTGATTCAAACCTTCCAACTCCTCAGTAGATATGAGAGCGAACATAAGGTCAGCAGTAGCAGGGAGTCCAAAGGATTCCGAAGTGTCAGTAAGCTCAACATCGCTACTCCCAAAACCAGAACGAGTAGTTTGAGTAGCACTGACAATCGGTAGGTTAGCTTCCACAGCAAGTCCCCTAAGCTCTTCTGCAATTGCTTTAATATACGAATAAGAATTGACATTACTGTTTGCTCTATACCTTGAAGAGGCACATATATTCAAATAATCTACAAATATTATATCAGGTCTAAAGGATTTCTTCAATGCTAACTCATTTAATAGTGATTTAAAATGCCCACTATGAGCAGATGCAGTAGGATATTCTTTTATAATTAACGTTCCTTGTGTTTTCTTTGCAAGAGCCTCAACCTTAGTATCAAACATAGGCTTAGGTAAATCTGTTATGTCTTGAATGTTGACATTAAGTAAATTAGCATCAATCCTCTCCGCAATCTTCTCCTCTGCCATTTCGAGAGTGATGTAGAGGACGTTCTTTCCCTCGATAAGAGCACTGCTAGCCACATGACACATGAATAAAGATTTTCCAACACCTGTGCCAGCCAAAGCAATGTTGAGAGTCTTATTCGGTAAACCGCCTTTTGTAATTTTGTTAAAATATTCGAGATCAAACGGAATGCGGTCTTCCTTCCTGTGATACGATTCAAACCTTGCTTCATAATCTTGTAAGTAGTCGTGACCTATATGATTATCGAAAGAAACAGCCAAAGCATCAGACAGAATAGAAGGAATAGCATCCCTTCCTTTAGCGTCATCCTTTCCATCTGCTAACTGAATAGATTCCATCAATGCCAAATATATAGCACGGTCTCTACACCACTTCTCAGTAGAATCAACTAACCAATCTATCTCCCCAACTTCATCCTCAAAAGAACTAATCAAATCAACTATCTCTTTAAAGTTAGTATCATTAATATCACTACGCTTCTCTACCTCAATAGAGAGTATCTCTTTAGTCGCTAACTTATTATACTCCTGTATAAAAGATAGTATCTCTTGAAAAATAATCTTTTGATTTTGATCTTCAAAATACTCATCCTTAATAAAGGGTATTACTTTTCTAGCATACTCCTCATTGTATATTAGGTTTCTAAGAATTAGAAACTCAATTTTCTCCATAACTAAATTCCTTTTGTGCTACTTCGTCAAGAGCTTGCATTACTTCTGAGGTGAAATACTTTTCAGGATTTTCATACACAGTCTTTGGATAAACTTTCGCCTCTCCAATCTCATATCTGTTTCCCACCTTTTTAAAGACGCCATATTTTTCTCCCAACTCGAGGAGTCCGTAATAGGGGTCCAGTCCTCGTTCATCATAGAATAAACGTATCTCTACTTGTTTGTTTTCTTTACTTAAACGCGATTTGTGAGTCTTAGCCTTGATAATATTTCCAATGACTTCTTTGCCATCCTTTTCTTTTTTCTTGCTGAGATAAATGATTGTACTTGCTGCGTACTTGAGGCCAGAGCCTCCTCCCATTTCTTTTGTAGGGACATAAGAACCAATGACATCGTAAGTGTGGTTTGTTACTATAAGTGGAATGTTGGCTTGACCAAGTTTTAATGTTAGCATACGAAATGCTCCTTTGACAAGTTGGGATTTGGTCATGTCCCTAACCTGCCTATCATCTAATGCATCACGGATTTCTTTCTCTGTAGAAAGCATCCCTAATGAATCTAGAACAAACATACAAGGCTTACGCTCATTTATGTCCTTCTTAAGGTATATATCTACGGCCTTAAGTGCATTAGTTCTAAACTCTTCTATAGTTACTACATTAATAACTACTAACCTATTAAGATCAATTCCCCTACTCTCCAGTAGTGGTTTATTAACTGCGGCTTCAGTATCGAAATAGAGACAATACCCATCAGGATTAGAGTCAAGGAAGTTCTTAACCACAGCGAGGGAGAAAAAAGTTTTTCCAGTACTACTCTCACCAGCAATAGCAGTGATTTTATTCCCAGACACACCACCATAAATGCTACCACTGCAAAGTCCATTAAAGATGAAACTGCCGGTATCGACATAATTCTCTGTAGAATCGATGTCGGAGGCGAGTTGGGTGTACTCATTCCCTATCTCCTTTACAATATCTTTTAAAAAGTCCATCTCAAATACCTAATAACTTACGTTGTCTCTCAAAATAACCATGAAGAATCCATGAACTACTATTCAATTTATCTTCACCTCCAATAGCAAATTGAAAATCTACTCTTGGGTCATCACCATAACCTTTTATCTCTGGTGTATTAGTCTTTATTCTATCACCTCCATTACAAAAGATAACCTTCTCAGATATATCTAAGCACTTAGAAATAGCACCACAAGCAGAATCATCTGCATCATCCCATGATATAACAGCATCTACCATATCTAAATGTCTAACTATGTCTGCTCTCTCAGTCCAGCATTGAAAGTATTGTCCTTTCTTTCTGGTTAACCAAGGGTCTCCATTGAGTCCAACAACAAGATAGTCAGATAGATCTTTTGCTCTTTTGAAGTATGATATGTGTCCACTATGTATAGGATCAAACCCACCAGTTACTAAACTTACTTTTTTAAAAAACATTATGAGAAAAACAAATCAAGATTAACAGTCTTTTCTACATTCCATCCCACAGCATCAAGAATAATCTTAAGTGGCTCTAGGAATGACTTCTCAAATTGTAAGTCATAATCTACATACTTGTCAAGTCCCAGTTCTCTAGGGAAATCCTGAATAAATGCTATAACATTCTCATGTATAATATTAGGTTTCTTTAAATAACAAAACTTAAGTTTCTCTCCATTCTGAATAAGAGAATACTTATGAGTTAGTTTCTTCTCCTTTATATAATGATTAAAAAGAAGAGCACCTCTTACATGAATAGGAGTTCCTTTAGAATAGATTGTAGAATGTGCCTTATACTTATCAACATTAGATGCTGAACGTGGGAATGATATTTCCTCTGGTGGTAAAGACTTGAATTTCTTTCTAGCATTATCAATAAACTTAATCACATCATCTTCTGTCCCACTCATCATTAACTTCAATCCATCCTTAATCATCTTTCTACAAGGGGCAGGAGTGGATGACTTAACTGCTTCAATACCCATCATCTTTAGTTTGGGTTCTTCATACCTAACACCCTCACTGTCCCATACATTAAGAATATATCTCTTCTTAGCAGTCCATATACCCCTATCAGCAATATTCTCCCTCTTCATCTGCATCTTCTGGTCATATGCATTCACATACTCGGCCAATTCTTGGTAAGCACCTTCAATAAAAGGCTCAAATTCATTTTCACACACCTTGTTAAGGAACCCAACAATGCCTTCATTAGTTTTCTCTCTGCTCTCGTATATACGTTCAACCAAAGGACCCAAATTAAGATAGATGGAATCAGTATCTGAAGCAATAACATAATCAACACCCTCTGTTTTTAATATACGATTAACCTTCTGGTTCATTTTATTCTCTATCCACCTGATAGATACCTGACCAGATAAGGTAATGGCTTCTGCATTAGCAAGTTTATAATACCTAAAGTATTGATTACCAATAGCACCATAGGCAGAGTTAAGAGCAATCTTTCTTGCCATCTGGTTATTCTCAAACCTAGATATGTCCTTGATTGCCTGTGCTCTCATCCTTTTGAGTTTATCATCTGATAATTCTTTTACATTACTCTTGCCAGAAGCTACTATCTTCTTCTTTTCATCAGCATCTTGTCCAGCACCACCTATGAGATAACCCATTATAATATCCCCCTATGTTTCATTTCTTCTTCTATATCCACTAGTGCCTGTTTAGCCTTGAGCATCTTCTTCTTAAAGATAACTCTCTCTTGGTACATCTTCTCCATGAGTTCAGGTAAGAACCCACGCACATCCTTTCTATACTGTGCTCCATTAGCACAAACTGTATAGTCACCATCAATATCAACCTCCTTCTTTAGAAACCCTTCAACGCTCGCGAGGGGATGTCTAGCCTCCCTGAGTGTTTCTGGGGAGATGTTGTACTGCATAATAAGATGAGGATAAAGACTATTAAGGTCAAAACTGACAACCCAATCATACTTTCCTGGAACCGGTTCCTTGACATAAGCACCTGCGTATTTGTCGTTTTTCTCTGATCTATCTTTAGGAGGAATAACAATATTCCTTCTCTTCAAGTAGTTATAAATGATGGTATCCCACATTCTAACCTGAAAGAACACATCTGCAAAGTTAACCTTAGCATCATATGCCATAGTGATGGCAAGTTCAATCAGTTTCATCTTGTCTTCCAGACGGTCAACAAGTTCAACGTCCACTATATTATACTCAATAAACTTCTGCCAACCATTGGTATAGAAATCCTTAAAAGTATCATACTCAGAGTGGTCTAACTTCTTCTGTCCTAGTTCTACACTAGCAATATAATCCAACCTATAAGACTCTTGTGCCTTATAAGTAAACTTCTTATATAAGTCTAAGTAGTCTAACTGAGTAAGTCCTGCTACATCAAAATAGACGTGCTTCCTACCCATAATGAATATCTCATTCTCAGTATTCATTCCCCAAGGAGACAACCTCCTCATCTCCTTCTCACCTAACACCCTATTCAATCTCTTGGAGATATAAGGGATATCATAATACTGTATGTTCCATCCAGTGACAACATCAGGGATGTTAGCACTCCAATGCTCAATGAAAAGACTTAATAGTTTGTGCTCTGTACCACATTCAATATAAGTTACATTCTTCTGCTTATTGATAAAGGGATGAATGCCCCAAGTAATAATCTGCTTAGTATTATAATCTTGAATACTAATAGAAAGTATCTGCTCTGCTGCAGCTTCTGGATCAGGGAATCCATTCTCAGAAGCAACCTCAATATCTAAAGTAGATAATCTAATCTTAGATATGTCAAACTTAATCTCCTCCTCGGGATACATATCAGATATGTATTGAGAGACATACCTATCATTACCATAGATTTTAAAGTTCTCTACGTCCTGATACTTCTTATAGAACTCTCTACAATCACGCACAAAACCAGGTTGAATGCTTTCAACATTCTCCCCTTCTAATGTCTTGTACTTAGATTCTTTCTTACTAGGAACAAATAGGGTGGGTGTATACTCATCCCTAAATTGAACATGCTTACCATTATCATAACCACGAACTAGGAACTTGTTCCCAATTAATTGAACGTTGGTATAAAATTTCATTTAAGAAGGTCTTGATATTTCTCTAGTAGGGTGGGTTTGGCTTCAATCAATGTTAATATCTTATCAGAGCAAATCATAAATTCATTATCATTTGTAATATCTATTAGCCAAGGAGACAAAGTGCCATCCTCATTCAATAGAAATGGTTCAATCATTTTACAATTTGGATCTCCTATATCCATAGGAGCAACTTCCTCAAGTTGACTTATCAATATCTGATTGTTCGTCAACACTAGCACTTTTACTGGTTCCATTTTTTAATACCTGAGTTTCATACATTAAAGTTAACTTATCTATAGGATCTACTATAGTCACCACCCAATCAGCGGTGATAGGAATAACTTCAGTTTTTGTTAAAGGGCACCAAGGAAATAATTTAATCTTATAAGAATCCTTGTCTACATCATCAGTCTTGAGTATTTCATTACTCAAACTTACTCCACAAGGTTTCCTAAGAAAATATCCTATAACCCTTTCACTTTCACCTTCTTTCATTAACATCTCTTTAACATCTGCAATTATATCTTCTCCTGATTTTAAAATAGCAAGTTTTACAGTCATAGCTTAATAATTCCTCCTATTATTCTAGCACAACTTCACCAATTGTCCAGCACTCTAATCCTTCATCTCTAATAATATCCATAACATAGTACATAACATTATCAGGAACCACTACACAATACCCTATCCCAAGATTAAATACATTCCTCATCTCTTCCTCATCTACATTACCTTCAAGTTGAATCTTCTTAAATATTTCTGGTAATGGCCATGCATTATAATCTACATTAACTTTAAGTCCTTCTGGTAAACATCTAGGTAAGTTCTCTGGTATACCACCTCCAGTAATATGAGCCATACCATATATCTCATCTATCTCTTCTAACAATCTCTTAACTACTGGTGCATAGATTGTAGTAGGAGTGAGTAGTTCAGGATGCTCTGCGTATTTTATCTTGTGACGAAATAGTAAGTAATTAACAAGACTATATCCATTACTATGAAGACCACTGCTTGCTATACCAATAACCTTATCAGTCGGTTTAATACTTTTTCCATCTATAATTTTCTTTTGCTCTACTATACCAGTACAAAATCCAGCAAGATCATAGTGTTCTTGTCTAGAATGTTCAGCAGTCTCTCCACCTATAAGATCCATTCCTGCTATCTCACATCCATTAACAATACCTTCTATTATTTCTGGTAGTTTACCATCTATCTTCTTTGTAGAAATATAATCTAAGAAGTATAATGGTTTAGCACCACAAGTAATTACATCGTTAACACACATAGCAACTAAATCAATACCTATGGTGGTATAGTCATTAGCAACTCTTGCTATATTAATCTTAGTCCCTACTCCATCAGTACCAGATACTAAAACAGGCTCCTGATATCCATCAGGAACCCGCATCATCCCACCAAAGCCACCTATGGTAGGTATTTTCTTTTTAATCTGATTTACAAAGTCTCTACCAGCTTCAATATTAACCCCTGCAGTTTTGTAATCTAATACAATTCCTTCCTTTTTAAAGTTAAGGGGTTCAAAAGTATTTAAAACCATTAGCCACCAGCAATTTCATATACCTTTCTCTTTTGATGATCAGGTACTATCTTATTAAGTCTAACAGTAAGTAAACCATTTGTAAAGGTTACTTCATCTATTTCTACATCATCAGATAAAGTCCAGTGCCTGGTGAATGCTCTGGCTGCTAATCCCCTATGGAGATACTCATCAGTTGAAGAGTCTTCTTGTTTTGCTTCTACTGTAAGTTTATTATATTCTGTAGTAACTTCTACATCTTCTTTCTTGAATCCGGCTACTGCTAATTCTAACCTAAACCTTGTATCACTTTCCTTTACAAGATTGTATGGTGGATAATTAATAGTTGAAGTTTCAAAAGCATTATCAAGCCTGGTAATCCAATCTTCTAATCCTATGGTGTTCCTGTGTATTGAATCTAAGTATTTGGCTGTCTCAGGAACTGACAGCGTAAGCGAATTTGGACCGAACATAATAGACCTCCGTAAGCGTCTTTAGTTAATAGTGGACCCCTAAGGCATCCATTACTAATTATACACGAAAGTCTTTCTATTGAGGTGTGGTTTCCTGCACCTTGGTCTTTTTACCTATATTATACTTCTGTTCTAGTATCCAATCTCCCTTATCCTTATAAGAAAGAACCTTAATCTGATTCAAAGGTGCTATATCAGCAACAGACTCTTCCTTAACTATACCTATCAATCCCCAATCAGAGAGTAACTTAGTAATACGATTTCTTCTCTGAACATCATTAACTGTTAGATTAGCGTGCTTGCCATCTAATGCAAATAATTCTTTAAAGTGTACAAGATAATATCTACCCTGCTTATGTAATATATGACAGCTCTGGTAAAGTTTCTTTTCCTTTCTGGATGCCACTCCTATTCTGGTCAAAGTCTCACGGACTTTTAGAAAATCATCAGGTTCATTTAAGAGAACCTCCACCATCATATCAGGAGACCAGTTCACCTGTGGTTCTTGTGTATTCATTGTGTTCCGCCAGTTTCAAGTCGTTGTTTAATAAAGTTCAGTTGGGTTTTATCTAGAATCTTCAGTGCTTGAGATGCTTTCTCATTACTATAACCATAGTATTGTTTAACACATTCTAAATCATTGACTTTATCTTTTCGGAGCCAGGGAGAAAATCTCTTCCGTTTCCTCACACTATTTAGATAAAATGAATATTGCATGTCCTTTTCTAGGTTATGATACCTATTCATTTCATTAGCATACATTATAGTATCAATGAAACCCGATAAGCAACGGTTAACTATGTAAGGAGAGTAAGTCTTTATATCATAAGACAAATCTTCCTTAGTAAAATTAATTGAATTCAACCAATCTTTTAATTCGCTCATGGTAATGTAGGAGGATTTTCTTCTGCTGCTCTAGCATCTCTTGCCACTCTTCTATTATGACTCCAATAATCATACTTAGTATAAAGTTTAAAAGGAGCTCCTAAACATTGTTGGGTAAACCATTCTGCCCATAAAAAGGCAACTATTGTAGCATCTACTGGGTCTTTAGGCATTTTCATTTTCTAAGTTCCTCAACTTTGTATTTCCAATAATCTCTATCCTCTTCATTAATCCAAGGAGAATGAACCATCATTTGAGCATGTTTTAACCAATCATCTCTAGTCCATTCTTTTCTAGGTTTATCTATATGATCTTTAAGACTCATAATTCATAAGGACCAACTCTTTCCTATCCTTCTGCTCTCTCATGTAGTCCCCAACAGAACGCATAGTGTAAGTAAGATCAAACTCAGCAGCACTCCAATCTTTAAATCTGTCCTTAACGAGCTGGTCAGAATTATAACTAACCATCTGAGGTATTGAAGTGTTAGAGCAATCTTCAGCAAACTTATCATGGTCAAATCCTTTGTGCATAGCACCCTTCTTACCATAAAGGTTATCCTTTATATCATAAGGAGGATCTGAATACATGAATATACTATCATGTATATTCTCCCTAAAACAATACTCATATGAATACCCATTAATATTCCATTGAGAAATTATATTAGAATACTCAGGCAACTTTTCAATTCCCCTCATAGAGAAATTAGAATCAGATGCTTGCTTAGAGAATGATGATGACTCAGTAAGTCCTGAGAAACTACACTTATTAACAATATAAAATGCTGCTGCTCTTTCTACACAATCCAAACTAGAATCATTTATTCTCTTCTTACATTCAAGGAAAAGTTCTCTTGCTGATTCTGGAACTGGATGAGTAGATTTATAATTAATTATTACTTCTGTTAATTCATCTCCAAACTGCTGTAACTGCATCCAGAAGTTAACAAGAGGCTCATATAAATCATTAACCATTATCTTAAGGTGTGGATACCTTTGTGTTACATAGATAGCAACACTACCACCACCTAAAAATGGTTCACGAAATTCTGTATACTTACTCATATCTGGAAAGTATGCAGCCATTTTAGCACAAGCACGAGACTTGCCACCTGGGTATCTTAAAGGAGTTTTTAATCCCTTTTTAACCATCTTTCTCCCCCCTATAATAATCCCCCAATGCACCCCTCATTAAAGTTTCACTAATCTCACCATGAGGTGTTGTAACTGTAGGTTCTATATGATCATTCTTCTCTCCAAATTTCTTCTTAGGTATATTAGATTCCCATGCAGCAATCATTACCTCCAACTCCCTTATCCTTTCTTGGGCTACTTCTATTCTCTCTTTAAGATACTGGATATTCATTTGAATTCACACTCCACCATAATTTCAGTTAAACATGCAAGCATATTTATCTCTTGGTCCGCGACGAAGGCAATTTGATACTGATACTTAGCAATAATAAGAACAGCAGCAGGGATGGAAGGAGAAACCAATGCACCTGAAAGAGAATCGTAAATCCTACGTAATAACACAGAAGGATCATTATCCAAGTTATCGACACACCATTTACGTACCTCAGTAAAGTTCTTTTCCTTAAGGTTCTTAAGTAAATCATTAACCGCGACATCACTAAAGGTTGCAAGAATACCACTATCTATCTTACCCCCTACAGAGTATCTTTGACACTCATTTAAAACTCTACGCCAATCTGGGAAGTGCTTATTAATAAGTTGAGCTAGGACTTTCTTATCAGTTTGAATCCGTTCAT